AACCGGAAGATCTGATATTTTCTGAACGGCATCCTTCAAGCAACTTGTCACCAGATCTTCCTGACCTTTCATCGAGGTCCAGAATTCATCATCGGTATCCATGTTCATTTTTAAATGAAAGCCGTTGATGGGATCCCCTATCTGGGTATAGATTGATACCACATTGCTTGAAAAAGGAACGGCATCAGTTGATTTAACAATACTATCCACTGAAACAAGCTTCACAACTTTTGTGATGTTGTTGACAAAAAAACGGATATTGAAAAAAGTCTCAAGGCCACCGATAAAATCATTCAGTGTCATCCTGGGTAAATGATAGTTCATTAAGACTTTGAGCTTGTCATAGATAAATGGTCCGTTGACAGTGGAATTTGCATCTACGCTATTGTAAATGCAAAGGGCATTGAACTGGGGATCGGCAGCGAAAAAAGTATCATCCAACTGGTATTCAAATTTTTCGAACGCTTTGGTGAGAACGAATCGCAGATACAGCATTGGAACCAGGGTAGTTCTGGAATCAATATTTGAAAAGTAATACATGGTACCGGTCAGGTAATAGTTGAAATAATGGTTGGCCGGATCCTCTGGCAATTCATCATAATAGGATTTGTTAAGAATCTGTGGCATGCTGAAATTTCTATCGGGATAGACATAATTTCTGCAGGCATTGAAGTAATCCATTCTCAACGTTTCTCCAGTCCATGCCATTTCGCCAAAATCTATATCCTGAAGCGTGAGATATTTTTTCTGGAACACGAAATCACCTTTATCCATGTAAAGCGTGGCTTCATAAAAATCTGACTGTGCGGTGAGAATTCTCAGTGTTCCTTTCAAAATCACTATTCCGTTGTACTCAAGCACTGCATTGAAAACCTGAAATGGATTGTTTGAGTTTTCAATCCGATGTTTGTAGCCAAGGATTGAAACATTCAATGGAGTTGCAGGGAGTTTGAAAGGATAGGTATAGTCTCCGATGGCATTAAAAATAGGCGAAGAGAATTTCAATGTTATTGAAAGATCATTCGAAAGATGCAATGCTGTTTCGTTTACAATAAGAGAGAGCATACTAATTGGATTTTACGGAATTTTCGATTTCATTTATTTTTGAAGCTGTATCGCGTATGTCATCATAAACAATAAAACTTCTGGTTCCTTTTTCGCTGTTTTCATTGAATCTGTTCAATGCCTTTGTGAGGGCCAGCGATGAAGCGGCATTTGCAGCTTGATTTAATGTTGGGGTAATCCCATCAGGAAGGTATGATCCGGATGCCCTTTGAGGTACCCGGGCAAAGTTGATGGCACTAATTACACCAGGATAATTGACCATGAGGTTTCGTGTGGTTTTTGGGTCAATTACAATTTCATTTCCTGTTTCGTTGACAAGCATCGGGTGCCCCGGAATCCCGGTGAATGATTCCTGGTAGGGAACATTGCTATATGCCTTGTTATCTTGTTGACCAATCACATTATACCTGCCGGTTGCCGCTTCAGGAATTTTTTCGCCAAGGATAAAGCCAACTTGTATGGCACCAAGAGCTGCAGCAATGATGCTCATCACGATTCCTCCAGGACCAGGAGGATTGGCTAGGGCACCGGCCACGGCAACTGCAACGCTGATCAGCGCATTAAACAAAGCCATTTCTTTTGCGTGAACTGCCGCATCATGGTCAAGTTTCTTTTTCTTCTTGGCCATATCAGCATCAAGGGCAGCCACCTGAGTATCATGTTGCTTCTGGGTGATCAGTTTAGCCTTCAACTGAGCATCAAGGCTGGCTTTTTTTTGATTTGAGATATCTTCTTCTTTTTTGAATTTATCAGCCTGAGCCTTGTCTTCCATTTGAAAGATTGAACCCAAAGCATTTACAGCTGTTTGAGCAACAGCAATGGCTTCCTGGGCGACCTTTTTAGTATTTTCCCGTGTTGCCTTGAGGATTTTTGCATCCGTTTCTGCAGCCATCTGAACCTTTATTCTGGCAATTTCCTGATCATCTTCCAGACTGGACTCAAGTAGCTTTTTATATTTCAGATTTACTTCGATCTGAATTTTCTCTTTATTGAGCGCAACATCACGATCACCTTTTTCCTTGAGCGTGTTAAGCTCTTCATCAAACTTTTCGCTGCCTTTTTGCCTGGTATCTGCAACCTCTTCCTTTTGGGCTTTGGTAAGATATTTGAGATCTTTATCAATGGCTGCAATGGCTTCTTTTTTATGTTTCTCTGCCAGGATTAATTTTTCATTATTTCCTTCTGCGGCTTTCACTTCTTCATTATAGGCAAAGAAAACAGCGCCTAAAATTTCCTTCCTGGCATCATCATACTTCTTATTTACTTCATAAACCTGTCTTTGTGTGACTGCAATCCGCGCGACTCTCAGCTTCTCATGGATCTGCAGGATATCATCGGAAAAGGCTTTTTCAGCCTGTACCATGACCTGCTTGACCTGGGCATCCCGTTGAACGGCAAGCTGAGAGGCATTTGAATCAATTTCGGTTTTCTGAGCCGGGGTTAAAATCTTGTCATTTTCCTCTTTGAACTTTTTTGCCCTGTCGATCAGCGTATTGTACTTGTCTTCCACACCCCGGATCTCCTGCTGCGTAGCAGTAAATTTATCCGCATAGTTTTTTCCTTCAATCACCTTGAGCTGATCGATAAGATTTTTGTAGGCTTCCGTGGTCTTTTTGATGATCGTATCATCATGCTTGCCTCTCCTTGCCTGTTCCTCCATAGCCTGCCGCATGTTCGTGCGGTCGGTATTGGTGGCATCCGCTTCCCTTCCCCGGGAAATAAGGTTGTCAAGTTCGGCCATTGACAATTTTTTGAGGTTAAGCAAATCGGAAGATGCTTTTTTGCCATCTTCAAGTTTCTTGGCAGTAAGATCCTTGTCTTTTTGATAACTGTCAAGAGACTGCTGAAGCGCATCCCCGGTGAGAACCTTCAACTTTGTTTCCAGGGCAATCTTGTTATTTACAAATTCCTGGTTGGCTGCAACCTGAGCAGCAATTTCCTCCTGAGTGGCTTTCCTTGAATAATTAGATAAGTCAAACGAATGACCTTGCGCTGGCTTATTTTCCATGACATCGAAGGTGCCTGTTTGTGCAATTTTATCCATATCCCCTTTTACCGCTGCAATTTTGGTGACTTGTACCTGCAGCTCTTTGGCAGTTTCTTCGATGGCTTGTTTATTTGCATACCGCAGCAGGATCATCTGGTTCTTGATGTAATCACGAACCCGGTCGGATGAAATGGAAATGGCATCACCATATTTATCAAAAGCAGTGGCCGCGCCGGGCATTGCTGCAGTGACATCCCCGATGATCTTTTTCAGTTCTGTTTGTTCATCCTTTGAAAGTGTGGTTTTGGCCTGCAGAACATCATACCGGTCGGCCAGGGGTTGAATGTTCGTAACAAGATTGGCCACTGATCCCCCAAGCTCCTGAAACTTTTGAACGGCAGACTTGTTTTCCTCATTGGTTTGAGCAATCCTTTTGCCTATTGAATCGAATAGGTTTTTGAAACCGGATAACGTAGATGAATAAAACGTACCGGATCCCAGGACATAATTTCCCAGAGTACGTTGCAATGCACCCCAGGATTTCTCCATCATGATCTCCTGGCCACCTACCGTTTTAGCTTCATCTTCAGCCAGTCCTTTGTATTTGGCACCAATGATATCAATGGCCGCGCCATTATAGAGTTGATCTTTGGAAAGGTCTTTAAACTGGCTGGAGAGTTTTTGAAGTCCTTTGCCTAACCTTCCTTCCATGGTCCCATCAAGCTCTTCCACGGCAGATTTCAACCCCTGGCCGGTCACGGTGGCCAGATCCTGCGCTGCGGTGATGGTCTTGCGGATCTGCTCGGGGGTTCTGCCCTGGATAACCAAAAACTTTTCAGCCTGTTCAATTTCAAGCCTTCCACTTGTAGTGGTCCCGGCTCGTTCCTTTGCAAGGCCGATCAATTCACGTTGTGCAGTGGCATTACCTTCAAGGACATTAAGCAATATTTTTTCAGTATCGCGAAGTTCTATAGCCTTGGTGATCCCTTCCTTGAAATAATCCTTGATCGCATTGACTGAGAACAAAGCGACCATGGCCCCGCCTAATTCCATGGCATAATCTTTCATTTTACCAAACATTCCTTCAATCCCGCCCTGAGACTTTTTCATCTCATCGGTCAAGGCTCTTGTATTTTGTTTGAGGTCATAAAGCTTCTGGTTGACCTTTTGCAATTCTTTTTCCTTGGCAGCAAACTCCTTGGTGGTTGTATCTACCTTGCGAAGCTCTGCATCCAGCTGTTTTGAAAGGTTTGCCAGTTCTTTGAGCGTGGTTGCGGCTTTCGCGCCATTGAGTGTTACTTCTGCGGTTGCTTTTTCTGTTGTTGCCATTACTATTTTATTGAATTGTCCGTGATGTTTTCGCAAATAACCAGGGCACCTTTATGAGCATAATCCCGCGCAAGGATCTCCCTGAGTGTGGCCGTTTCTGCGAATAAAGTTTTCCCGTACCATTTTTTAGGTCTGCGCCGGTTTCCAAGCATTTTGCCCTGGAGTGCGCGGGAAGTTTTGTTTTCGGAAACTCCGGATATTTTGGTACCCTTTCCGAC